TCACCTTTTCCTTTTGTCTAATTCACCTTGTATCCAATTCAGTCCAGTTCTGTTTTGGACTTTCTTTTTTGCAAGACTCATTACTTGTTTATATACAGGCCCCATGACATCTTCTTCCGAATCATTGTTATCTACTACAACAAAGTTCTGTCTGAAGTATTGACTAAACTTACCCATATTATTCTGTACAGTTTTCCATGATTTAGTTGCAACAGATCGTGGTACAGTTCTATCTCTTTTTGCATTTCTTTTAATTGCAGTTTCAAGAGAAGTATTTACAAATATCATATGTACATCATATCCAAGTTGTTTTAACTGTGTTGCTTGTTTTGCAATCTTGTCATACTCTTTTCCAGTTCCATCAATAATAAGTCCAAGTCTGCCTTCAAGATAATTTGCTTGTCTGGCTGCAGTTACTCTTTTTGCTCTATCTCGTAACTTATCTCTAGGTTCTTCTTCACTCTTGGGCATCTTCATTGACAATCCAGCGTCTTTTAGATACTTTTCAAAGACATCATCTGAATTAACAGTCTTTAGACCAAGACCGCCTGTACCTCGTTTTACAACATAGGACTTACCACTCCCAGGCCCGCCTGCTAAGAAAAATGCTTTAAGTATGTTGGGGTCGTAAACTCCCTCTTGTAAATCTTGGAATGTTTTCATTTTTTATTCTCTCTATAGTTTCTAGTATGTATTTATCAGTTTCCGTCATTGGTGCAATTTCCCTATCTCTGTTTATAAAGGTATTCATTTTCCTTAGTTTGAGTTTGGTGTTTTGTTTTGGCATCTATGCCTCCTATGTTAAAATGATGATTGTCATAATATAAGTCTATAGAGCTCCTTTCGTTAATAAGTTGTATTATAGACAATGCCAGCAGAACCAAGTGGTTCTACAGCTTTGCCGTTTTGTGGTAATCCTTTAGGTAAAGAATCTTTTGATGCAGTTAAGATAATTTCATGTTTTTTGTCTGGTTGATAAAAGCTATGTCTTAATTTAGTTATCAGATATCTTCCAGAATAGTATTCATCAGTTTCTTTTTCATGCACTCTACCAGTAACAGGCACAGTTAACTGGATAGTTTGACCAGCAGCTATTGTAGTGTTACCATTTACTTTCATAGTTATATTAACAGAATTGTTTAGTTCCATAACTTTTGCTCTTCTGAAAAGTATTGATTCATTAAGTTTATTAGGTGCATAAGAATATGATAATTCTGGAGTTGTGTGTTGAGTATCTAAATCTCCATTTGTATTGGTTGGATGTAGATAGATTTTTGAATCTCCAAAACTACCTACATTATTTTTAAAAGTATCAATCTCGTTACTGTTATATATAGGATTTTCATCTATTCTAGAACCAGAAAATTTATCAAAATCAGCAAAATAATTATATCTTAATTTTTCAAACGATTTATTGTAGATGTTATATTTTATAGTATTAGAACCTAACATACCACCTAAAGTATTTAATATCATATCATTGTTTGAATTAATTTGAAACTCTAATGCTCTCTTAAAATCATTTTCGTGGTCAACAGTTTTACCAGCTAGTGGTACTACATCTCCAGTATGAAACTCACCGATACTATCCTCTGATAATATTTTATTCAAACTTTTAAATTGTATACCTTTTAAATTTTCAAAAAAGAAAAAGTATGGAGAACCATCTTTTGATGTTACGGCTTCCATTGTAAGATTTTTGATAAATTCGTAGGGGTGTAAATTAGGACAAACTACCTTTCTAATGCCAGCAGTTTCTTCTAAATATATATCTTTGTTTGAGTTTATATACCTTGAATCTGTTAATATATTTTCAACTATTTTATCTATTGGGTCTGTAAAACTTTTAGACACTCTAACTCTTTTATCTCTTAATATCTCTGGTGAAACAATGGTCAAAGCTAAAACTTGTACATTTGGGTCAAGACCTTCTCTAGCAGCAACTTTAGTTACTGCAAAAATTAAAGACAATTCTTCTTCATCTAAAGATGGAGTTGTTAATTTAATTGTTAAATATTCTTGACCAATTATAGGCCCATTTTCTGCAATATTATCAACATCTAAAATAGTGATACTACCAGATAGTGCTGTTTTAAACATATCTTCATAAATGTCTATACTTTGTGTTGCCTTCGTAAGAGATAATACACTACCAGAAGAAGTGTGTATCAACAATTCTTTGACTTGGTATTCACCAGCATATTGTAAACCAGCCATTAGATAATAGACTCTTTCATTAGTGCTTCATACTCTTCCACAAATTGTTCTACATATTGTGGGTCTAACAATCTTATACTTCTTTTTTTCTCTAATAAATCTTCCTCATATTCTCTGTTTGTTATAGTGGTTGCAGAACCATAATAATCTTGGTCACCAGAATATAAAGCAGAACTATTATAGACCTCTATTTTTGTAGTTGTATTTCCAGATGACTGTGCAATTTCATAATGATGTGTGTCATCTACGTTTGTATACTTGTCATTTATATATTGTAAAAATTGTGCATATGTCATAGGCCATTGATGATATCTATCTGTGATATCGTTCACCAATAGAATAATCCAATGTAACTCTGGATTACCATATAATCTATCTGCAATAGACTCTGGACTTTCGCCCTCTTTTACATCATATGTATCATAAAACAAAGTATTTGCTTTTACCTTTGCACGAATTGATACTCGTCTTAATAAGTTCTTGACATCTTTAAATTGACCATCACCTACAGAATCATATACAATTGTTGGAATATTCTTAAAATACATAATTAAAATCCCTCTGCAGCTTTTTCTCTGGTAATTAAATCCATCTCTTTAAATGCTAATTGTATTGCAACTTCAATTGGTGGCGCTCCATTACTAGTTGCTTCAAATGTTTTATATCTATCTCCACCATAAGTTACATTCATACTTTCTAAAACACAAGTTGAGATTTTGTGTAGATATTGGTTGTCTGCACCAGCATACATATATTGTATATCAAATGTGTTAGGAATAGTTAATCTAGCCGCACTACCTTGTACCATCTCTGGTAACATATTTAATTTAAATGCTTTTACAATTTTTTGTATTTCTTCTGCTTCGGCTGCACTTTTTGGTATCATTTTAAAATCATACTGAAATGACCTTTTTGGAATACCTTTAAATGCAAGTTCCATTCTTGGTGCTTTGATAAATCCTCTTTGCATTTCTACAACTTCCATTGCACCCTCAAGGCCTGGTATCATATCTATTGCACCAAGTGCTTTTCTTATCATACCATCACCTATTTCAGGCCCAAGTGCTTTTAGATTTTTATTTACTGTATCTGCAAGAGATTTACCACCAACAATGTCTTGATATGCTTGTGCTCCTATTGCTGCAGCTGCACCTATTTCTGTATCTGTATAGTTTGCACCATATGAAACTGCTACAGATGGTGGCATATAAAGTGCAATAGCAGTATCCATTCTAACTGTCGGTGGTCTTTTGACATGAACAGTAGATATCTTTTTATATTTTTCTATTCGTGCATCATCTTCTGCTTTTTTTGCTGGTGCTGAACCACCAGCATTTCCAGTAGGGTCTTCTAATACTTTTCCATTAACATCTTCTGTATGTCCATGTTGTCTATTTGCTTTAGCTAAATTATTTTTTCCTTCAGCTTTATTAGCTTGTTCTTCAAAAGTCAATTTTGCATTTGTTTGTTGATTAATATAAAACATAATGTAATGACCTTGATTACCAGTTCCAGGCGGGCCTTCTACATCAAGTGGAAATGAATAGTTTTTAGTACTATACTTAGTTTGAGATAATCCAGCAATATCTGATAGGTTTGAACCTTTACCAGCAATACCTAGAAGTCCACCTCTAATATTTCCTGCTACTTTTTTAAGTGCTCTTCCAGCAAGGCCTTGTGCTGCACCTTTTAACGGATTAAATGCCATGTATAAATACTCCTGTAACTTCTATTTATAAAGATAAACATGGCATATAGTGGTAAATACATTCCTAGTAACCCTAAAAAATATAGGGGTAATTATTCTCAAATAATATATCGTTCACTTTGGGAACGTAAACTTATGGTATATTGTGATAAGAATGAAAAGGTTCTTGAGTGGGGTTCAGAAGAAATCATTATACCTTATGTATCGCCTTGGGATAATAAACTGCATAGATACTTTCCAGACTTTTATATGAAAGTCAAACAAGCAGATGGTTCTACTAAAAAGTTTATTATAGAAGTCAAACCCAAGTATCAATGTAAACCACCACCAGCAAATCCTAAGAGAAAAACTAAACAATGGTTGAACTCTGTAAAAACATGGACAATTAATGAGGCCAAGTGGAAGTCTGCAAATGAATTTTGTTTAGACCATAATATGGAATTTAAGATTCTTACTGAAGACCACTTGAATCCAAAGTATAAATAGTAATATGGCACAGAGTAAATTTATACAATCAGTTGTTAAAGCTGCAAAAGGTAGACCAAAATCTACAGAATGGTATCGTGAAAAGATAAAAGAGTTTGGTAAGCCTGGCGCAATGGATTTGATACGAGATGGTAAAAGGAATAATAGACCTTTTTATGGTCGTTTAAATATGTTCTTCTATGATCCTAAATATAAGAAAACATTACCATATTATGATACATTTCCTTTGGTGTTACCTCTGGAGAGATATGATGATGGATTTCTAGGTATAAATTTACATTACTTACCTATGACATTAAGAATAAGGTTATTGGATAGATTAGTGGATTATAGTAACAATACAAAGTTTGATGAAAGTACAAGACTTGCAGTAGATTATAGTAAATTAAAGAATTTAAATTTAATTAAACCAACACTTAAAAGATATCTTGCTGGTAGAGTTAAGACACAGTTTCGTAGAATAGATGCAGATGAGTTTACAGTTGCAGCTCTATTACCAGTTCAAAGATTTAAGAAAGCCTCTGCATCAGAGGTTTATTCAGATAGTAGGAAGATGATTTAATGGCAACTGGTTTTGGTGGATTAGTAGATGCAGTAGCATTTGGTGCTTTAAATGAAGTTCTAGGAGAAATTCGTGGTAAAGATGGGATATCTAGACCACATAGATATGAGGTTACTTTATTTCCACCAACTGGAAGTCGTGGTTCTGTAGGATTAGGTAGTAACGTATTCTCTAAGATTATGGGAGAAGCATTAGGAGATGGAACAGTTCGTGCAACTGGACTTAAATGTGAATCAATATCTTTTCCTGGCAGGAATATGGATACCACAGAAGATACTAATATCTATGGCCCAGTAAGAAACATTGTTAATGGTTTTACTTTTGCAGATGTAGCTGCAGTATTTCAATGTTCTACTGACATGAGAGAAAAGAAATACTTTGAATCGTGGCAAAGATTAAGTTTTAATCCACAGACGTTTGCAATTGGATATTATAATGATTATGTTGGTTCAGTAGATATTCATGCACTAGATGAACAAAACAACAGAACTTATGGTGTAAAACTTATAGAAGCATTTCCAGCAAGTATAAATGAACAAGGATTAAGTTATGCAGAAAATACCTCATATCAAACTATAGGTGTTAACTTTAAATATCGTTACTGGCAGAACTTAACAGACGAAGCAAACTTACCAAAACCACTATTGACACGAATTGCAGAATCAGCAGTAAATACAGTAACAAGAAGAATTACTGCAAATATACCAAGTGTACTTAGAAGATTATAAAGGATGAAACATTATGGCTTTACCAAAACTGAATACTCCAACCTATGAGTTGGAACTACCCTCTACTGGCGAAAAAATTAAATACAGACCATTTCTAGTAAAAGAACAAAAAATTCTTATGATGGCCCAAGAGGGTCAAAATGAAAATGAAATTGCTGAAGCTATGGGTGGTTTAGTTAATGACTGTACATTTGGAGTTATTGACTCAAAAACATCTCCTATGTTTGATATAGAATATATATTTTTAAAAGTCAGAGGAAAATCAGTTGGTGACAAAATAGAATTAAATGTTACTTGTCCAGATGATGGTGAAACTTCTGCTCCTGTGACTATAGATATTGATGAAATACAAGTTCATATGTTAGAGGAACACACGAATGAAATAAAGATATCTGGTGACATTAAGGTAGTTTTAAGGTATCCAGTATTATCTGATATGAAAAATGTAAAATCAGATACTAATAATGTTGATAAAGTTTTTAATATTTTAAATAATTGTATTACTTCTATTCATTTTGGAGATGATGTTTATAATAAAGTTGATTTAACAGAGAAAGATATCAATGAGTTTGTAGACCAATTTACAAGTGAACAATTTGATACTATGGTAAAGTTTTTTGATACAATGCCTAAGATGCGACACATAGTAAATGTAACAAATCCAAAAACAAAAGTTACAAGTGAGGTTGTATTGGAGGGCCTTGAATCTTTTTTAGAATAGGACTATCTCACGATAGTCTGTTTAATTACTATAAAACTAATTTTGCATTGATGCAACACCATAAATATAGTTTAACAGAACTTGATAACATGATGCCTTGGGAAAGAGAAATTTACATTAACTTATTAATGCAGTTTATTGAAGAAGAAAATAAAGAAATAGAAAAACAAAAAAGACAGTAATAGAGGGAGAGAACTATGGCTGAAGTAACAAAGACTGTAGACCCAAAGATTGCAGCCAAAGATACAAATGGAGATGGACATATTTCTTTAGAGGAATATGAGATGGATATGGAATTTAAAAGAAAAGAATTAGAAGATGCAGATGCAATGCGAGATGCAC